TCATCAGAAAAGAAGGTCGATCCAAGATTAAGAGAATTTTCTGTAACTAAATCAAAATCATAGAAACAATTCAGATCCCCATATCCCACCATATCAGTAACAACATCCACAGATGTTACTTCAGTAGTTAATCCTACTCTTCCTGATGCAGTAGATTCTAATTGGTAATCAGAGAATTTCTTAAATCCTAAGGTATGACTAGTAGTAGTTACAACATCATCCCAAGTCTCTTCTGCAACTCTAGATCGTAATGCATAAGAGAAATTTTGATAGTAGAAACTATCCTGCAATCTCTGCATGTTATAATTCAGAACCCCTGAATCATTTTCCCATCCGTTTTCAACTTTGGAAGATGAACCTAAAGTTAATGTAGAATCAAAAGTTCTTATGGAAGAAGCGATTCCTTGTGTATCAGAACTTACTCCACGAATTGTTTCGCCAACTATAAAGTCTTCTGAAGAAGATATTTTAAGAACGCCAATTCGAGAATCCCAAGATTCAACAGTACCTGAAGCAGAAGGAGATGTTACAGTTTCTCCCTTCAAATAATCATTAGTTCCTAAAGAAACATCAAATTGAGGGAAATATTTTTCGGGGATAATTCTTCCTGCAGAATTATTAGGATCAAAAGATCCTGGGAAAGTTCCATTATCAGGGAACTCTTCAGACATACCGAAAGTGATAGTTGCGCCAATTCCACCAAGATTTTCATCAACTGCATTTACAGTAAACAGTTTATAATCCCAATCAGCAGAATTATATCCCTTTCCAGTAGAACCTACTCCAACACTCACACTTTCAATCATTACTTTATCACCAACCACAAATGGGAATATATTTGCAGTGCTAAATCCTACGGATAAAGAAACAAATGCATCTTTAGTGATAGTATTAAATCCAACTGTACTAATCCCAACACCATTACTATTCTCATAAGGAATAAGTGTAGGAGGATATGCATTAGTCATTCCTGTTGGATTTTTAAGAATGGTGACTTGATTATCACCCAATGAATAAGTTAAATCAGCATCAGTAATAATCTTTTTAGTTCTTCCGTCACGAATAACAAGTTTAGGTGCTACCACATATCCACGACCAGCAGAGGTAATTCCTATAGATTTAAATGATGCTAAAGATTCAATATCAACGATTTGAGGTAATAAAACACTTGGTTCTAACGTAGTATCAGATGGGAAAGTATATCCAATATCTTCAATCTTTGTTCTCTTAATCTTTCCGATTGATGAACTAGAAGCTTCAGCAATTACACCACTTCCTACTGCAGAAGTAACAGTTGAAATACCAGGAAGTGAATAATAATTCCTACCACTATTCTTTATTTCAAACTTTGCAATTGGTCCATAAGCACTTGTAGAAGTAGTTTCATAATCTATATCAGAGGTCGTTCCTGCATAAGATACATTTTCTGGAGATTCTGCTATAGTATAAGTAAAGGCAGTCGTCGAAGCGGTAGTAATAGTCTGTTTTCCATTATATCCAGAAACATCTGTTAATATCTCATTACCAGATATAACTCCATCATCAACATTAACTTCTTTCTTAACTGTAGGAAGATCGCTCTCATATAAAGGATCTAATTTATAATAAAGAACCTCAGGAATATTTCCATTTACGGTTAGACTAACCGAAGCATCTGAATCTATTCCAGTTATCCCTGTTCGTACAACATTAAAGTTTTTATCTTGGGAGCTCTTATTCCAAACATTAGTAAAGTTCTTATCAGTATAGAAATTTAATTCAAAAGCAGCATATTGAGTTGACTGATGAGTATAAGACAAAGAAGAATCAGAAACATCAAAAGAAACCGTAGAATCTTTATAAACTGTTAAAGGTGGGTTAATAGGATTAATAACTCCAGTAGAACTACTACTAATCCCTATAATAATTGGTTTAGATAAAGTTGAATGATAATAATTATCCGCTAATTTAAAGGTATCATCATCTACCTTAACAATATAATATATTCCATTATTAGATAATCCTTCAATTGGACTATCAGCAGTGTAAATAATCTTTTGTCCTGTTACATATCCATGATCTGTTAAAGTAAAAGTATTAGCAGAAGTATTAACTCCAGCAGAAGCAAATGACTTAGGAGTAATTAAAACCTTTCTATTATAATCATTGTACTTAACAATATAAGAAGTAGAAATAGAAGGATTTACATCTATAGTTACTTCATCATTATTAACTAATCCATGCGAACTAGCAGCTGCAACAGTTACTAAATGTCTTTCAATCTTAGAAGTAATAACACTATAATTGGTCTTAAGACTATGATAAACACCTGTTCCAATTCCAGTAAAGAATAAAGTTCGGGAATCTTGACAAGTACTTGCTATACCAACAAATACTCCAGTTGTACCTAAACCAACTCTAACAGTAGATAAACCAATCAAAGTTTCATTTATCTTTGCAGCATAAAGTGTTTGACCATCACTTAATGTAGATACTCCTGAAGGATATGAAGCACCTTCTTCCAATACAACCAATCCTGCTCCGTTACCAGGAGAATAAGTTAATTGGTCTCCCGTATTTAAATCATGACCAGGAATATAAAGAGTTTTTGTAGGAACAAAAATTTCACTAATTCCTGTACCTGGATTAGCAATAGAAAGAGTTGATCCAATACCTACCCCAGTAGTTGTTCCAACACCAACAGTCTCAGAAGGAATAAAATAAATTTGCTTATTTTGATTATAAGAATATGATGTATTAAATCCAGGATTAATCGACAACCTTCTTTGATCCTGGAAAAGGAAAGAAGTTACAGTATGAGATACTCCTACAGTTCCATCAACTTCTCTTAAAACTCTAATTCTTTGAAGTTGAGGTTGAATATTTAAAACTTTTACTCTTTCTGTACCAATCCCTAAAATATCATTTGCAGCAATAGATGGATAAGTAAGATCTCCAGTAACATTAAAATACGTAACTAAACCAGTTGCTCCCGCAGTTCCAATTCCTGTAGTATCATAAGTACCTACGCCAGTTACTACAAACCTATTAGTAGTAACACCCGCTTTATAAATTCCTCCAATATTAGATGAAGTAGTAGATAAACCACTAACAACAACAGTATCCAAATCTTTAAAGTTATGAGGATTATCCGCAACTAAGAGATAATTTCCTTTTTTCTCTGCAGGATAAATTTCTACTCCAGTTATAGAACTAGAAGCAACACTTATAGTGTTTACACCCTTACCCCTAATAGTAGAGACTTTAGCCACTACCCCAGTCCCCTGAGTGGAGCTATTATCAAATACTGCAGGGTTTCCTACTTGATATAAATCCCCTCCAGTTTGAACACCAATACTTTCAATAAGGCCAGGAGTAGTTGCTTTAACATCAATAGTTTGAGAAAGTTTATTGGGTATATACAAATACTCATATTCAAGATTGCCTTCAATCAGATTATAAGGTGAAGTATTTCTCTTCCATTCCGAACCATCCAAAGATGTATCATTTTGATTAGATCTATTATGGAAGTTAAAGCTATTAGGAATAGACTTATAATTTTCTCCTACCAAATATGGGAATACTGGTCTCTTATATCCAGCGAAAGGTCCTGAACCATCTACTGCTCCATTATTAATAGTTGCAAAATATGCATAAGTTCCTTCAGGGTATTCTGGAGTAATACAGAATCTTCCATTATTTTCATCAAGAATACTTTCATCCCTTACTTCCTTATAAGTATAATCTTCAATAAAGAATCCTTCAGGGAATAGAGTAGTTGGTGGTCTTCCATCCTGAACACTTAAAGAGTATCCAGATTTCATCTGAGTTACGATTCCACCAGATTGTTTTACATAACCATAAGGTCCATAAATTGGATTTCCATCATACGCCCATCCAATAATAGGAGAATGATCAATAGATGCAATTTCGAGTCCATTAAGAACCTTTAAGTCCTTACTTCCATATAAAATTCCTCCTTCTTGACTTCTCGCATATACATTCTCTCTAAGTTTCCTAGGTGCATAAAGATGAGAATATTGAAGTCCGAAATTAACATTAAAATCATGAGGAATGTATCCATCATCTCCTGTAAAATTATCTAAGTTCCTTTCAAATAGATTAACTCTCCAAGTCTGAAGATGAGGTCTAACCACAATTCCCGTACCAGGGAAATCAACGTCAATGCTTGTATTTGCTTGAGTATACCCACTCCCTCCATGAATAACATTAACAGCGGTTATCTGATTGTTTTCAAAAACAGGTGTAATTACTGCACCTAATCCATCTCCAGTTATAGTTAAAGTAGGAGCACAATTATATTTTTGCCCACTATTCATTACTATTACTTCTGTAATAGATCCGTTATTAATAACCGGTTCTAATTGTGCTTCTTTTCCAGATACCAGAGTAATTTGGGGTTCTCTAATAAAATCAATAATTTCCGATGATCCATAACCAACCCCTTGATTGGTAAGATGAATTGAAGTAATATCTCCTCGGAATATTGGTTGAACTTTACATTCAAAGGTCTCAGTTCCAGTAGATGCTATTCCAACTGTTCCGACTACACTTACAGTTATATCTGGATAATTAAAAGTATGAGTTCCTACACCAGAGGTTGTAAAGTCAATATATTGCTTAGTTTCGTAATAAAAATCCTTATTAGTGGTTCCAACTCCAACTGCAGATAATTTAAACTTGTTTTGATCAATTGATGTAACATAATACTGCGTATCAACAGATAATCCACCAATAGCCGTACTTGTCGTTTCTACATAATTGATAATGTCTCCAGATTGGTAATCATGATTATTAAGAGTAATATGGTTTAAAGATGTACTAATTCCAGTACTTAGAACTGTTCTTTTCTTATTTTGGTATCCAGATCCTGAATCAGTTACATTAATTGCTTCAACAATTGATTTTTTATCATATGAACGTAAATATTGCTTTCCAACTCCAAATGAAGTTAATTCAACTGTATTAATACCGGCAATCGCTTCTCCTTGAGTTGGATATAACTTAACAGTGGTTAATCCTACTTTAGAAACAAAATAAGATGAATCTGTGCTTAATCCACCTACTTGAGTCTGTCCTTTATTGGTATAAATGACTTGTTCAGCATTTGCAAACTTATGGTAAGTACTAAACCCAATTTCATAAGAATTATATGCTGTAGTTCCAATACCAATATCAGATGCGGAATTAAAAGAAACAGAATGAATAATTTGCTTCATATTTACTGAAGCAGTTGCTCCTTTACCATTACCACCCTCAATGGTTACAACTGGAGTATCTTTATAGTCAAATCCACTATCTAATAATCTAATTTCCTTTAAATTACCAGAAACAGCAACACATCCCGTAGCACCAGTTCCTACCGAGTCACTAATGTTTAAAAGTGGAGGATTAATTATATCATAATCTTTTCCAGGAGCGGTTACTTCAATACTTTCGATTTTTCCATAATTGATGAGGTTTTTGGACTTATAATTGGCAATTTGAACTCCATTTATCAAAATACCAGTAAATCCAGGTTCAGTAGCAGTTACTGTTCCATCATTTTCAGGATTTGAGATTTTTCTTAAAAGTTTTTGATCTTCTAGAGTTTTAAATCTAAATTTATAAGGTTGTAACTTACAATCCTTTACAATAGTGGTATTATCTAAAGATATGAAAGTAGAATTGTAAATATCAGTTCTACTCGTTGCTAATTTTACTGTACTTTCACTAACTCTTAGTACAAAGTATAATTTCTCATTTGGAGGAATTCTATTTTCAACTTGTTGGTTTCCAACAACTCCTGTAATAACAAAACCAACATCTCCAGCGAATAATGAAGAATTAACCTTAACTCCTATCTTTTTTGATCCATCAGAAGTAAAATATTCATAATTAACTTTTTCTGGTTCATAATAAACAGCATCACCTGTATAAAAACCATGATCTCCAACTGGTTTTATTGCAAATTCAGATCCACTAAATGATCCAGTAAATTTAACAGTCTGACTATAAACATTAAGTGGTTGACCGTTATAAGTAGGAATAGATGGAGAAGCAACTAAAAAATCATCCCCATTTTTATAAACATTCTGAACATTAGTAGCATATTTGTTAGCTTGAGGAAATGTATTAGATTGTGCCTTAGAAATATTGCGTCTGAGAGTATAAGTATCAGAAATATCTAAATTTCCTTGTCCACGAATAGTAACGATCTTCTCTGAAAGGGAATCGACTATATTTGTTGATTTTTCTACACCATCACTTAAAATAATAGTCGCAGAATCACCTAATTCAAAATAATGATTTACATTTAAAGTAACTTCATAAGTTGAATCAGAAGCATCTATTAATTTTATACTTTTTACCTTATAAATCGGTGCAACATTATAAAACCAATTATGGGCCTTAAATTTACTATCAGAAATCCCTAATGTTTTAATCTGTGCGGTATCATCCTTAGAGTAATAAAAAGTTTTATCACTATAATCAAAACCTTTTAATACTGAATTAATTCTTACCTGTATTGCTTTACTTTGATCCTTAAATGATTGTCCATAAGCAAATGTATTAATTCCAATTGTAGTTGCGTCAGAAATTGTTTTTAAAACACCAGTATATCCAACACCAACTCCAAAGAATTGAGTTAAAGACTTAGAAGTATAAGAAACAACCCCTACAGTTCCATCATAATAAGGAATATACAAATCTCCACCAGTTTCAGCAAATCCAACAGTAGAATCTACATCAAGTGTAGTAGTTCCTGCTGCGACCTGTCCAATTACTCTAGTAGTAGGTTGTACTTTGAATTCCCCATAAGTCGCACCATCAACTCTAATATCTCTGTTATATCCCGCATCAATACTTAACTTATAATAGGTCTGTGCATATCCAACTTCTATTGGTTCTACTGAGGTGATGGGAGCATATGCTTTATCTATGGAATTCGCATAAGGATTTTGGAATAATGTGGAATGTTCAAGATCTAAAGGATTTCCACTAATGGGTTCAACTACTAAATCATTCGTAACCCTATAATCAGCATTTGAAGGAGTAAAAAGAAAATCTCTGGGTCTAACAATCCTTACTTCTTCATTATATAATGCTTTAAATAAAATTTCAAAAGATTTATCAGTACCTTTACTCAGATAAAAATCTTTTGCTTGCTTAATAAAAATATTTTGATCTAAATCCTTATGGAATGTCCTATCATCAAGTCCTGGTAAAAGTTGCCGTTTTGTTTTTAATAAAAACTGATCTAAGAAAAGAATACTGAGGTTTGTTATCGTAGAACCTTCAGTATGAAGATCATAATCAGTCGTTTTAAAAACTAATTGGTCTTCTTTTGCTTCTGCCTTATAAGATGTAACCCCACTAAATCCTCTTACACATCCAGTAAAGGAAGAATCTGTTTTATCGGTATATGTAATAATCTCATCATCAATCTTAAGTAATCCATAACTATCAGGAAATCCTTTTGTCCCTTTTGGCGATTTTATAAGATCAACTGTAAGAGTATCATAATCATCATCACTTAAAATACAAGAAGTTGTTAAATTAGTAAGATTACTAACCTTGGTATACTTATCAATGTTCTCAATGAGGTCAATTGGACCACCTTGATACTCTTGCCCTTGATAGTATGATTTAAAAAATTCCGCAACTAATGGAAAATCATTCCTGACGTAAGCAGGAAGCTGATTTTGGACAATGTTACTAAATTTAATTCTCGTTTCTGGCATTTTATGGTCTTACTAATGTCCCGTTATGATAACTAGAAGTTACGGTATAATTTGAAGCAGCTGGATCTAATCCAGAAGAAATTTCATCAATAACAGTTTCAAATATACTATTACTAATATCTAGTTGCAAATACAAATCCTGTAATCCAACCACATCGTTGGATTGGGGACATGCCGAAATTTCAATAATAGTTTGCCCATCTTTTATCTTACCAGATATAATATTAACTGGATTTAAGGTAACAATTCCACTCTTATAGTTAATTTTTCCAACATTTCTTCTTAAGATAGTTGGAGTAGTGGAATTTACTGATGGAACAGTGAAAAAGAAGATAGATCCTGTTTCTTTATTGGAATCAGGAATATCAGAAAGATAAAGTGTGTCGTTAACACCACTTATTCTAAATCCAGAAGACTTAATATTATAACCATTAATATTTTTGATGTAAAATTCATTACCAAACCCAATTTGGTATTCGGCAAACGTATTTAAGACTACTCTTACGTCTCGACGCATTTGAAGAGTCGTAATATTAGAAGTTACCGCCTCAGCACTATCATCAATAACATTTAAGAATTTACTGTACTTAAATCGAGCACCATATCGATTCAATTCAGTAGATTCTGCATAACTAAGAGCATTTTCTTGTACCAAAGTAGAAATCCAGGTTCCAGATGGTGCTAAATTGCTGTTATAATAGATTTTTGAGTCAATTTCAAGATAAAGATACTTAAGATCAAGAATTTCTGGAACAATTCCTGCTACAGCATACTTTTTAAGCTTCAATTTGATGTTTTCTTTAATCAAATTGGGTAAAAAGTCACCAGTTCTTGGTTTAATACTAATAAAGACCTTTCCATATTGGGGTGGAACCAATTCTTCCCCTCCAAAAACCGAAATTGACTCAGTTTCTGGGTAAATTTTAGAAGGAATGAGTGTTTCATAGTCACTTGCACTCACTGCGCGGTTTTGAGAAGCATAAACCTTCGGTGCAAACTTCTTAACCGACTCCACAGACTCAATATTTTCACCTCCAGACGACTGAGAGCTGACTGAGACTAAAGAAATCCCACTAGTAACAGTATATGATTGAGAATTTCTAACATAAGTTAATGCTCCAGCAAATTGGAAGGAATTAATTCCATTTGCAGAATCACCTGAACTAACAATGTAGTCAATAGTAATATAATTTCCTTCTTCTAATGCTTTTCCGAAAATATTATCCCCAAAATAGACTTCATAACGCTCATCATCTATTTCTTGAAGAAAATAAACTTTAGAATTGCCTGTAATATCAAAAAGACTTTCCTGAGAAGTATATTTTACTCCTGTAGTGGCGGATGCATTACCTCTTACATTTACAGTGATTAAAGCAGTATCAACTCCTGCATTAGGTAACGTAAATCTTTGATTTGCTTCTCTTGTAGTAAAGGTATATGCAGTAGTAAGGAGATTTCCTTCAGAAACTTCAATCTCCATAAAATTAGCAGTTGCTGTACCCTCAGAATCAACCACTACAGGGACTGTAATATCTTCTAAAATACAAAAAACATATGAACTATTACCAAAAGTTCCAGATGTTGCGCATACAGGACCTTTATTAAGTGTTAATGTAGCAGGAGGAGGAATAACATCACTTAAATCAACAGTAAAACTAATAGTTGCCTTTGCTGCTTTACGTGAACGAGGTAAATATCCAATATTTCTTGCTAAAGAAACTACATTTTCCCTTAAAGTAGCACTATCAATGAATACTTCATTCGATACCATGTTAGCATTGTATGAAGTAATGTAAGTATTGTATGCCAACAAGTCAAGAATAGACGATAAATTAGATCCTTCAAAGTCATAATCCGTAAAATTGGAATTTGCTTTGAGATAATCTTTAAGAGAAAGTTTAACCTCGTCGAAATCGAGGTTAGAAAAATTGACTAACGGCATTTTATCTTGTTGGTTGCAACGCGAATGATAATTCTTGCGGAGGAACGTCAGCTCCTATGATTTCATATCTAATAATTACATTAAATTCATTATTATCAAAATCAGGATCTGCATCTACAGTCATTAATCTGACTCTTGGTTCATAATTTATAATAGATTCAGTGATTTGATCTACAATATCAGAGGCAGTAAGGTCATCTACGTTCTCAAAAAGGGTCTGAGTAACAGAAGAACCAAAATCTTCATCAAAAAATTTCTCACCGGGTTCAGTAAATATAATATTTTTAACAGAACGAGCAATTGCGTTCTCATTTTTAAGGCCAATAAGGTCATCATTCAGAGGATTGCTCTGAAAAGTCATACTAATATCCTTAAAACCTTGACTGACTCGCTCTAATGGCATTTATTAATACAAAATTATTAATTATATTTTATTTATTAAGGATTTTTACGTAATAATCGGGGGATTTAGGACATCTTTATAGATTTCATCTTCATAATCGAGTCCATCGTCCTCATAAAGGTCATTTTGTACCCTTTTATCACTCTTTTTAGGTGTTATTCTATCATTTGCAATTTCACGAAGCATCTTTTGGTGTTGATGATTCGCTAAATTATCCAAAAAATCATTAGATTCAGTCATTTTAATACCTTGTTTTCCTTATTATTTATTTTATACCTATTTAAATATCCTTAAAAAGATTTCCTGCTACTGAAATACGTGGTTCATCACAATTATAGAAAGGATATACAGTATGTCTAAGTAATGCAGGAAAGAAAAGCATTTTTCCTTCCATAGATTTATCTAATCGATACCCATAATTTTTAATATTACCCAACATATCAATAAATTCAAATTCAAAATTGGATACTTTCCTATCATTATCTTTTATTCCTTCTAAAAATGGTAATTTATTTTGTTCTCTCCAATCTGTAGGAATTTTTAACCAAATTGCAAAAGAATAAATTCCCCCATGATGATGGTAGGGATTAAATTCATTTTGATATTGATAATTAACCCAAAATCCTTCTAGTGCTAAATCAACATTATGACTACCTTCACCTTTAAAAGGATGCTTATTCCCATTAGATTTAAAATATTCTGATGCAAGAGGTAATAATATCTCCTTGTAGAAGTAATCGTTTTTATCTTCAAGTTTTAAACTTCTACTAATATTACCTGCTAAGTGCCCTTTAAAATCAGTTTTTGCTTCTTTAATTCTTTCCCACAAATAATCAATTTTATCTTGTTCTAAGGTAACTTCATACCACCCTAAATTGGGTGGTATTTTTTTAGTCATTCTTATGCCCATCTACCCATTTAACCTTGACCACGGTATTTTTTCTTTGCATGGTTACGAGAGGAAGGCGCATATTTTGTGTGCTTTCCTCTTCCCTGACGAGTTTTCTTCGGGGTAGTTTCCACATACTCGCTTGAACCCCATGCTCCACTTTTAGTTTTTACTGCCATAGTTTACTTCGAGAAACGCCGTTTAAATAATACGAGTTTTTTCGTGACCCACTCTAATCCGAGGATCGCACCAAATATCCCATCCTTGATCAATTGCATCAAGACAGAATGAAACGTCTTCTCCGCACATGTCCTGTACAGCACCAGATTCAAACTGTTGCATCTTAGGAGCAAACCAAGGATACTCTAACTTCTCAAACACACCTTTCTTAATAAGAACCCAACCGAATCCAGTATAGTCTACTGTGAAAGGTTTCTTTCTTTTCGAGATGCTTTCGACGGTTTCGTGGTTCATAACTCCACCGTTCTTGCGGAAGTCATCTTCCTCTAACCAGTGTGCGACAGATGTAGTACTTCCATCTTCCGTTGCATACCAACCTGCTGCAATGGATCTTTGATCAAGAAGTTCTTCATCAATGGACCCGTCTTCTTTAACAGATTCGGCAGGAACTGAAAGATCGCATAATTGCCAGAACTTGTTAGAATCAAAGACAATATCCGAGTCAATCCAAAGTTGATAATCGTACTTAAGTTTGCCGTCCCAAGGAATTTGATCAGGTCCTCTCAGTACATTAGCACCTAAACACTTACAACGTGCAAAGTTAACCATTGATGAATAGTCCTGGGATATCTGGATAGACATACCATTCTGAACCATATCAAAGCATAACTGCACGAAGTTCTTCAGAAATATGTAAGAACATCCACGTCCTGGAAGACAGAACACAATGGTCTTACCTTTCATCCTTGCTTTAATTGCATCAATGTCCCATTCTTCCTTCTTCTTGGGTTTTGGAGCATTGGCTTTAACAGTAAATCCTTTTGCCATAAGTTTATAATACCTTCAATTCAATTATACAGTGTAATTATGTATAAGTCAATCAATTCCTTAC